TCACAAGCTCTGGACCATGTTCACCAACAACTGCTTGGCCGCCGGCGAAATCGGCCGTACCCTCAGCAAGATAGGCGACCGGTCTGAGATTGAATCCAAATGTCTTGCCACCAACAAATGGAACCCAGTCTGGGACTGAGACAGAAAGTGTATTAAGGGCTGCAACCATGACATTGATTCCACGAACAAAGAAGTTCGCTACAGCGGCTATGCCTTTTTTCATGGCGGCACCCATTTCGTTAAAGGCGTTTTTTACGCTTCCAAATTTCTTAGCCAGAAGTACGAATACCGCAATTAAACCAACGACTGCGAGCACAATAAGTCCAATTGGGTTAGCGTACAAGGCCGCGTTGAAAGCCCACGTTTTAACTGCCGTAAATGCCTGCGTGATACCTAAGAGCTTCATGGCGCCAGTTAGACCAGCAATGAGCCCTGTTCCGAGAAGTACAGCGGCGTTTCCGGCCGTGCGGGCTGCGACGAGCAACCACTCTTTGCCGATGAGAACCCCTTTCCATATTATTTCGAGTCCGCCGGCAATCTTCCGCTTTGCCATGATTGCTAGATCCTTCACCTGTTGCAGCCAATTGGACTGCAAAGCGGCGGTATACCATCCCGTTACTGTAGTTTTAGTTTTTGTCCAGAATGCAGTGATTGCCGATCTGGCGTTTGCAAGCCTTTCTTGAATTCCAAGCTTAATCATTTCTAATCTTTGCCAGATGGTGAAGCCAATGAGTTCTTTTTTCGTGAATCCGGCTAGTTTCATTGCAATTCTATATAAACCCCAGACGCCAATAGCGGTTTGGACGGTAGCGGATACCAAACCGGTACTATGCTCCACTGATGACAGTCCCTGTGCAAAACCTTTAAGCAAATCAAGGATTGGTTTAAAGCTAACCGCCAAATCTTGAAGAGTGAGCATTAATTGGTGCATCATTTCAACATTGGCTCTTTGCATCTGTTCCTGTCTTTCCTGTTCTAATCGATCTGCCTCAACAGCCGCTTGATGCTCGCGGAGGCCGGCGGCGCCCCTAGAAAACATTGCCTCTGCTTGTGCCATATCTGTAATTCCGGCAGCATTGGCTACAGCTTTCTTTTGGAAGCGGTTCATCTGGTTCCACTGCAGTTCTCCCGCCTCCATAGATTGCACAAGCATATCAATCCTTTCAGAGTCGGTAGCCAGCAACATCTCTGTTGTGTTCAGTAGAGGTCCGCCCATAATGGCATTCAATTGACCAACTGATTGAGCGGCAGATTCATATGTATCGAACCCTTCTGCGATTCCAATTAGCGTACCTACTTCAACACCGGTGGCCTTAGCCTGTGCAGCCAATTCTTTAAAGACTTGTTCACCTTTTGCGCCGAATTCCGCCATTCTTGGCGTTGCTGCGATAAAGTCTTGCATCATTTTGTCGCCAGCAACCCCAAGCGCATCAGCAACACCTAGAATATTTTCTTGCATCTCCATTGCTTCAGTGCCGCTCTTGCCAAAGCTCAACATTGCGTTATCTAGGAATTCAGTTGTGGTTGCAGAAGAAACACCCATGACCTCCATGCCAATCGCAAAGTTCGCCATTTCATTCTGTGCATCTTTGGTCATAAACGTAAATCGACTCATACCCAAGTGCAAATTTTGCATACTGCCGGCAACATCTTCCATGGAAGCGCCAATTTGTCTATTTTCGGAAGTTAAATCTTGTATTTGCTTATCATAGCGCGTACCAGCCATAGTGGCCTTGTTAAATTGAGCTAATACAGAATCTTCCATTAATGTGAAAGCTATCGATGTCTCAATTACGCTCGCAGTTAAAGAGCCCACCATCTTGTCCGCATCGCCAATAGTCGATTTTAGTTTATCTCCAAACGAACCCACGCCACCTTCAGCGGTTAGAATTGAACCCCATAGTGTATTTTCCCATGCATCGCTAATTCCAAGCGTTGATTCTAAAACTCTATCAGCGGCGGCTTCGACGTTGGCAATCGCCTTTGCAGATCTTTTTGTTTCAGCAGTGAGATCCCGCTGATGTTGCAGTTCTGCCATCTTTTTTGCGACCAATTCTTCATTGATATCATCGGCCTCATAAAGAGCCTCTAATTCGGCCTGCAAAAGCTGTAATTTGTTTCTTTGCAGATCGTATTCTGCTTCGGCAACGTCAATGCGGCCGGCGATACGTTCAGCAGCGTTGTCTGCAACGCTTAATAATTCTTTCTCAATGGCTAGTTGTTTTTCTGCATCAGCTACCAAATCTCGTTTGGATCTTGCAATATCAATACCTAATTTTCTCTGAAGCTCTCGTAACTGTTGGGCTTCGGATTCATTGAGTCGTTGACGACGGGACAGCGCTTCTAGCTGCTCCATCTGGTTTTTCATTTCGGCTAACTGTTCAGGAGTATATTCTGCCATTATTTATGCCTCCTAGTCAAAAGGCCATTTTAGCTTTGTAGCTTGTTCAAATTTTCTCACAGCTTTAGATAAACTGGCTTTGGTCTTGTACGTTCTTGGATCATCTAATCCATATCTGTGGTAAGCTTTAATAAACTTGGCCTCTCCTTGAACAGCATTAGCGAAAGAATCTATTTGGGCCCTATTGCCTCTAATTCGTACATTTCTAAGCCTCTGGCTTCTGCTAGGGGTTTTGTCGAACATCTTTCCCAATATAAGCTCGATCCATGAACCAAGCATCTTTAGAACACTTTCGTTGACTTCTTGTTTTGCGGCAATATTTAGATCAATAATAATTGGTGCTATTTTGTCTTCTTTAATAGGCTTCATGTATAATTCCCCTAATAATAAATAGGTGTGTGGTAAAAAAAGAAAAGCCAGAAATTGGTTTTTCTGGCTTTGCCTGGTGAGGGCTCTATCTTTTAGATTTTTTTCTGGCTTTCTCTATGCCTTCGGCTTCACGTTCGATTTCTGTAATTAATCTTTCGACAAACCACTTTCTTAGTCCTAGCGGCAAATTATAAGCTTCAATAAAGCTCCAGCCTCCATGATATTTTAGTGCGAAAAATTGCTCATACACACTCTTCATATATTTAGGACTGAGGCCAAAAAAACTCCGCCTGAAGCGGAACCTCCAGATCTGCCTCATAATCGCACTGTGGACAGGTATATTCGTGCGTCAACCTGATAGAAGGTGTTACCATCTGGTAGGCTTTTCTAAAATATTTAGCATCAAGAGCGGGCATATTACCAATAAAATTTGAAATCTGGGCCCTGTCCGTAATTCCGTTCAATGATACTGTAACCAACTTCATTTGATCGCTCAGAGTGGATGTGCGCAAATTGTGCTTTTTTTGCTTTGCGATTTCTGCTTGAATACGCGCTTCGTCGTGGCCATTCATTAGGCGAACTTCCATGAGCACTTCGGTCTTTGGCAAAGTTATAATAAAAGTACCATTTTCACCATTCTCAATCGCTAAGCTGGCCCACTCTGTGCCATCGAAATGCTGGCTGCTAGCAGATAAATCTATCTGAGCCTTGTCAACATGATTACAACTAGGACAAGACATTTGAGCACTGTAATCACTGCCATAGCCGCTTATTCTTGCGGCGACGGTTATCGCATTCTTATCGCCCACTAGTAAATCCTTGATATCAAGATTTGGGGTCACTAAAATAGACTGCAACATCCGATTAATCGCTACGCCCTTTTTTAGCAAAGTCTGTGAAGTAAGAATATCTTCTTGTTTTGTCGTCATATACTTAATTTCAACAGTATCTTGCCCATGGAGCGGGTGGCCCTCTGGATAGTATCTTCCTCCGCTCGGTAATTCCACAAATTCTGTAGGTACTACAAAATCTAGGCTACCGGGAAGGGTTGTCGCCGCAGAAGCATTCTCGGGACTCTTGCGATCAGGCGCATCTTCAACTCCTGCGCGGGATCTATTATTTCTTGGCATTCACACCTCTTGTGTTTTTGTTGTTTATATTATATTTGGAAGGTTCCCAAAATCAGGGACTTTCCCCTTCAGGCTTTTCAAATACAGCCCAATCATACCTTATTTCTATCTCAATGTTAACCAAATCATCAGAATCATAATCTAATTCTCCAAAATCAACACTTGTAATGAAACAATTCTTTAAAGTCCACTTTTCAATTACTGTTGACTGAGGATTTCCAACTTCTCCGCCACTAATTTGTCTAATAATGACCTGACCACCAAGAGCCTGATAAGCTTCATTTTTGGTAATCGTGGTTGAGAGTGCGTCAGCTTCTGTTTCTGGAAACACATAGCCAGCTGCTGAGAGGATTGACATCAAATTCTCAGTTGCGTCAGGAGAGATGGGATCTACAATTGTAAGTGAGATCTTGTCCCACTCAACGCGGCCAGGATAGTAAAATTTATGATTAATGAAAGAATGTTCTGCTTCAGTAACCGTAAAAGAAGGCTTCTTGACCTTTTTTACAATCCATTTGGCACCATCCAATTCGGGGATTTCTAGAGTGTATCTATACGCTCTTTTTGGTTCTAGTTCAGGGTTGCCCCAAAAGTTTGCTGACATTAGTTTGTTGTTCTCCTCTTAATCTTAATTAGTGTCTTAGTTTCAAAAATCATCTATTAATCTTCGAAAGAAGCTCCGGTATTCGTGATAACAAAGTCAATCGCGATAAATTCAATTGCTCTAGCTGGCTTCAAGAAAATCTTGGCATATAGAACATTTCTGTCAATCAAGTCTGGCGTTGTCGTTGTACTGTCAAGCACCACCTTGTATTCGGTTAGTCCTAGTCTAGACTTGACGCTATCCAAGAATGGGTTCACCTTTCCGGTAAATCTATCCCATGTAGTTTGGACGTTCTGATCGAACAGAATCTCGGCCGCGAATCTTGAAATTTGCTTCTTCAAGTAGATCATCAATCGGCGCACATTAACTCTATCTAGAGCGGAAGGAGTCACTTGTAGAGTCTTCTGACCAAAGATAACAATTCCTTCTGCTGGGAATGTAGCAATTGGGTTAATGTTCGCTTCGTATAGATCATCTCTCTGCTTCGAAGTTAGCCTTTCGCGCACACCCACAACTGGGATGCCGGCTGAACCTTCAGTCAGCCCTCCGCGATTGAAGCCTGCTGGTGCGAACCAAATCTCGCTTCTTCTCTGAGAGCTACCAAAAGTACCAAGAGCTACTACAGATGGAGGACAGAACAATAGTTTGCTGCTCTCAGTGTCTCTGATTTGTACCCATGGGTAGTAGGCACAACCGTAGCTGCTGTTAATTCCACGCTGCTTAAGATTTAGAATCGTGGTGGTCACACTTCCAACTCTAGAAGCTTCAGAATTGCTGTTTTCGGTGAAAGGTTTATAATCACCCTTCAAATCGATAACTGCCAATGCGTCGGCTCGGTCTTCACATGTGTCAAGCAGATGCTTGGTCATGGTTTCATTTGTAACACCGGGCATAGCCATTAAGTTGCACTCTATCACCTCTGGATCTGCGACTGCGTAAATTGCGCGGCGCAAAGTGTGAAATGCATAGTTGTCAACTTGACTTTCAGATGCATCTAGCACTCGGTTGGCGAAAGGTTCTGCTTCCTTAATGTTCAAGCCGTCGAAGCCGCCGAAGAAGACAGAAGTAAATCTGTTATAATCATTATCAATAATTTCTTGATATGTTCCACTGACTGCGGTAGCTGATGTTCCAGCAACACGGGATCCAGAGCTATAATGCGCCTGACTTCCCGAAATAATAACGTCATCTAGAGAGAATACCCAAGAGTACTCGGTCGCCAAGTTGTCTGGAGTAAAGCTGTAAGTTTCTCCCAAACTAACTGGCAACGGGCGGACGACATCTGAAACACTCTCTTCGTGTCGGGATACGGTTGCACCGTATTTGGTTGTATCGGCACCAAAGTACTCAGTTGTAGCTGAAGCGGTCTGGCGCAATGGAATCTCTGGCCACCTAAAAGAGCCCGTGAAGGACAATCTTGATGCAGCGGCCGTTCCTACTCCGCCAACGTTCACAAACACATCTGAAGCTATACTTCCTGTCTCTGTGGCACCTAGGGAGTTCACGATATCGTCTGAACCTCTGACCCAATGGTTTCCTAACGCTGTACTAGCTGTGTCGCTTCCATAAGTAGACAGGCTGTCTGAGCCACTGAGGACCGTGAATCCTGTGGGTCGAACTGGACCATAAACACCATATGGAAGGTATGTTGCATCCGTTGTTCCATTATCAACATCTTGGTTCATGACGATTCTGAGGAATCTAGAGCGGTTCTGGTAAATTCCATGCCAGATATACCTATTCTCGGTATCACTCCAAGATGCATACTGATCACCGATCTTTCTTGCAACATAATCAATCGAATTAGGGTTTAAGTTGCAGCTTGAAAACCTTTCTACGATTTGGACGGCGCCGTCGTGGTCATTTACTCTACGAAGTACAACTGAAAATGAGCCATATTGCGTTGAGGAGTTGCTAGAAGCTTTAATATCCTCAATCGACACTTTAAGGTTGTCTTGCAGCCATGCTCCATGATCAAGTCCGACAAAGTAGAACAGCTTCTGCATAGCTTCGGGGCTATAGCTGCCACTATTTGTGGTAATGTCCTGACTAATGAAATAGCCTGTTCTTGCATTCTGGAACGGACCTCTGTTGTCCTTCCATTCATAGCTTCCACTTTCGAGGCCAAGAAGTACACCGTAGTTTTCGCCAGCGGCAGATCCAGTAACATATTCGTCAAGGTGTCTTTCAAAAGTTTCACCAAGCCAGTAAGTCTTCTGATCTGTAGCAATGCTAGAGTTGCAAAGCTGCGGGTTTGTATTGAATCTTTTACGAATGTATTTGTCAGAATCAGGGTCGAAGTTGAACGCTGTTGTGTGTACAACTGCGCCGGATGAATTCTTAATAATGGCCTTGAACTCTTTAGAGGTTCCGATTGATTCGATTAGAACACCGGTGCCTTGAACGGTAGAGCCGCCCATTGTCGAGGATCCATGACCTGCGGCTTGGCCGCGAATTGTCCCTGTAAGCTCAATAGAGCCCTGATCTAAGTACCAAACAGCAGCTAGAGAGCCAGTAACTCCGTTTGTGGTCGAACCAGAGTTAACAACCCAGAGTCCATAGGCTCCACCAGCAGATTGATCTGGCGAAACGCCGGCGCTAGTTTCCCAGCCAGCGCGGCCACTATTTGTTTTATCGGCATTTTCGGTTCCAAGAAGACGAACCATGGTAACTGGTCCTGTATTGGCTCTAAGCCACGCTTGGGCCGCGTATGCAGCATATGTGGGCCCAACTCTGTTTCCATCTCGCCACACATCACCGCCGGCCTTGCCACCGACTGGTGTCCCAAAAGTTTCCACAAATTCCGAAAAGGAATTGACTTTAACTGGCCTCATTCCTGGGCCTCTCGTTGTTCTTCCGATAATCACCGGTCCAAAAGCTCTTTCGGGCGCTGGTAATTGGGAATTATCAACTTCGTTAATAAAAATTCCTGGTGATACAAAGCGAAATTTCTTTACTGACATTATTTTGTATTCTCCTCGTTGATACTAGTAACTAAAAATAATATGTTTTTTTAGCAAACACACTTACATATTGTTCGATAGTAAATAGTCTATAGAAAGTCAAAAATCCAAAATTACTATTTTTACTCTCGATAAAAGCCACCTTTCCAATCATCTGGGTGTTCGTCCTCTAAAAGTACATGTTCTCTGGGGATTCTAACGTGGACTGCGTTCTCTCTGACAACAATTTTTGGCTTCTCTTGGTTGTTTTCATCTCCAATAATATGGCCCAAAACTTTGATAGTAATCGTTGACTTGTAAGTCCTCTCTTCTTCGCCAAGATCCGATGTGTTGTTGTCTTGAGAAATATCCTCGTCAATAAATCCTTCATAAAGGTGTCCGTTCTTCCTAAGAGTAAAATAATTAATTGAACCTGTTCTGGTCAGAAATGGTGTTAAGACCTCATTCATTTGTTGTTGATATTCGGTCTGGATCGTAACTTCATACGTCAAATCAATATATTTCGGCAATGGTATTGATAATGTCTCATATACAACCTTTTTGCTTTTTCTAGGAAAGTTAATTTGTCCTCTTTTATATTTTGCGTCGGCATTTTGGAAATTAGCAGTCTTGTCCTGCTTTATTCTCCTACCTATTGTAATCGCGCCGCCCTCTGGGCCATATTCTGGCACATTTGCATACAGGGCGCCCTTTCTGGTTAAACTTTTAGAAACCGCTGTTCTTTCAACAGTTATTAAAGGCAACTTTAATACCCCTTTGGAGTCTCTAAGCTCTTTGTTGTGCTTAATTTGATATGCACGCTCGGCTGAAGCCCATAAAACAGGAACTTTTTTCCATCCATCGTTAGTAGTTGAGAAAATACGCATTGTCTCATCAATTAGTTCAAATAAAGCTTCATCAATTGTTTGCAATGAAGATGGTTGAAGTTCTATTTCTTTAGCCGGCATTGAAAAGGCCCTCTCTAGCTCTAATACACTTAGCCGATATTTCCATTCTGTGGTCTATTTGACCAAACATCTGTTTTGGTTCAGCTAATGTTACTATCTCATAATATGTATCTCCATAAAGAACAAAATCACCCTCGCGAACAAACAAATCTTGATCTTCGGTTAATCTTCTCTTGTGAAAATGCACTGTAATTGACATTTCCTTGTCCAAGCCTATCTTATTGCTGTATTTAGTGCTAATACCATCAAACTCAACCAAAGCATATACTCTAACTGGTGGCAAAAAACTCTTATTAATAGCCTCACCATAAACTGAGTGAAAGTTGGTACTGCCCATGTCAATAGGATAGTAAATTACCTGTTGGCCAATTACTCTTTCTATTAGCTCGTCATTGACCTGTTTTACTAAATCACGCTCTTTTTTGCCAACAAACATTGGTGGCGGCGGCGCGGCGGGCTGGGACCATTTATTATTGTCGTCTTGTGACATGCTTTATCCCCCCTATCCTACAAAGATCGCCAATGGCACTTTTTCCTGTATCTTTCCAGCAGAATCCATCATTTGGGCATCTGTTTCCATAATCTTTGCATAAGTAAGTTCATCCAATACTGTCTTAAGCTCTTCTCGGAGCTTTTCTTGCTCCTCTTTTGCTTGAGATAACAATTCTGCTGCATTGAGAGTGACGGATTCGCCGGGTATGGGGATAGTTGCAAATTTTCCTCTAACTTGACCTAGCATTTCCTTTGTTAATGATAGAGCAAATCGCCTAATCCATTGCTTTCCGATTGAGTTGATATTCCCATAAGGTATATTTTCAAACGGCATAGTGTTCATATTGTTGATTCCGCTAATACCATGATCTACATCAGAATCATCTACGAAAGGATCTTCGGGGATCGTAAACGTCACCCAAAATGTATCAGCAGTGGGCCCCTGGGGCGTTGGAAACAACCTTAATTTGTTATTGACAATCTCATACGAATAGTGCGACACCCTAGTGAAGATATTATCCTCATATGTTATCGCCTGCATCTTGTTCTGCCAAGACGGAATAATCTGGAACGTTGAGTCGTCCGAAAACATACCATAATTACCAAGATTTCCAACCGTGTTAACGCCGCCATAATACCCGAAGAATCTCCACATAACATTTGGAGTTTTATAATAGACTTTGTGAATTTTAACCTTTTTGGAGCCCACTTTTCCTGCGTATGGCACTGTTTTGCCAGTTCCATCGTCATAATTAGACTCAGCAGCGCCAGAAATGATATTCTGTAGATCATAATCCTGACGACTGGCCGTAATACTGAACGAGGCAGAATACATTGTCTGGCTTCCACCAACGGCGGCCTCTCCTGAGAATGCGTCAGAAACTCTTCTTGCATACGATATCTCGTATTTTGGAAATTTAAGTGCAGCGTGGGTTCCACTTAAGCTAGAAGACAAAGTTCCTGATTTAAGCTCTCCATTATGATTAAATGTACCTGTTGTGTGGCCCAAATAAGTGGAAAGAGTGTTTTTGGTCTGGTGTATGTTTACGATGTATGAATATTCTAATACGGCCTCTTCATATGCCGCATAAACTTGCGAAGAAGACAACTCTATATCTAATACATCTCCGCCTAATTTCTTGTATGTGTATGCAATCTGATCCGTTGCACCGGATAGAAAATCAGCAGAACCTGTGTAGATTCCGAACGGACAAGCAGAAGCAACTTCCGTTACAGAGCCCGTAATGGGCAAAACAATGGTATTAGTGTCACTTGAGGGACTTAGGGTTGTTGGCATTTATATAGAATCTCCTACATTAAGTAGTTTCAATAAACAGAAAGCCCCCACATTAAAACTAATGTGGGGGCTTAAATGATTTGCTGTTCAAATCGTGTTTCGGACTAGCCTAACAAGTTCTGGACAACGACTACACCATACATATCTGGACGTACCATCTTCTTGGCATAGCGAGTCATCACGCCCTTACGGGGCACGAAGTCCTCTGGTCCAAAGATGGTGGGAGTCATCTGTAGTGGTACATATGGAGCGTAAACATAGCCGCTTTCTAGGAAGCTGCTTCCGCGACGACCAACAAGGATCACATTGCGGGGGAAGTATGGGTCAACCCAAACGTCCCACTTCTTAGAAATAGAGCCAGCCTTAACTGCTCCAACAGAGCCCTTATCATCATCATGGGTTACGCTAGCGCGGAATCCACTTGTGAACTCAAGGATGTTAGCAACTTCTGGGGAAACCACCAAGAAGTTAGCTCCACCGCGTAGAGTCTTACGATGAATTTGAGCGGAAACATCGTTGATTGTCTCAACAAGTGTCTCATACCACTCAGACACATTACCAGTGAACTCAGGTCCACCGACATCCGTAGCTGAAGTACCTTCACCTAGGACATTAATGTGTCTACCAGTAACACGGTCGGTGAATCGACCGGGGCGGCGTGACCAGTAATAAGTTCCGGCAGCAGCACCCTGAACAAGATCGTTGAGAATCTCACGATCAATTTCAAGAGCAACTTGCTCAGAAAGAATACCAGTTAGCTCAACCTCTGCATCCAAGTTGTGGTAGGCGTTAAGATCCTGCCCCAACTCTGGTGACCACTTAGCCTTGAGCTTCTTGGTCATCGCAGTGATAGCCACCGAACTAACGTCGATGTCAATCTCTGGGATGTCTGGATTGGCTTCCAGTCCCCATGTAGCATCACCAACAACCGAACCAACGGATGGACCTGCAATGAAGTCATCATCAATTGGGAAATCGACCGTCATGGTACCGGCTGTCTCAGCCTTAAGGGTATCTTTAGCGATTCCCGTGGCAGCTTCGAAAACGAACACAAGAGATGTGTCGGTTGCGTTGATTAGAGACAGACCTTCAGGTGAAGTTGTAGCTGCAGCAGCAGACTTACCACGAAGGTGAGTCAGACGACGAACCAACTTAGCCTTACCAACATCAATCTCATCACCCGCAGCGGGTTGCATTGCGATTAAGTTGAGGCGGTTCATCTGGGCTAAGCCAGCAACACCGGGTGCTGTACAAACTGTGACGACGGAACCAGAAAGATCTGGATCGTATCGGCAAAGCTCCTCAAGAGAGGTTGTAACGGTGCTAGCACCAATAGAAGCATGTGTCAAGGACAACATGTTACTAGAAGTAACTGCTCCGAGAGTACCGGATGCGATACAAGTTAGGCTCAAATCAGTCGAACCCGTTGGGCTAGAGTAGCCTGATCCTAAGTTGTAGAAACTGTGATCGCGTGAAGCGCCAGCACCTGCAACTGTTGAACCAGATGGAGTTAGATCAACACCACCTGTGATCTGAGCACCAACTCGGCCACCACCATAAAGTGATGTATCCTCATTGACACCGACACGGGGGAAATCACCACCACTGGCGTTGCCACCAGCATCTGGGGAATACTTAAAATCTAGGAAGAAGATAAGTCCCGATGGGAGGCTCATTGGCTGAACACTAACGAGATCGTTAGCAATCAAGCCACCGAATACACGCCGAACAATCGGAAATGCAACGGCTGCAAAACCTTCAACATCGCCAGCGGCCATGGTAGAAGATTCGCGTAGAAGCTCTCTAGCTTGATTTTCAAGCAAGCGAGCCATTGTTTGTTTTTCATGATCGTTACGAACACCCTCAAGCAGTCCGGTTCTTTCCCACTTCTTAAGTAGAGCAGCACCTTCCTGGCCAAGATTGCGTTCAACGATACCTTCTGTCAAACGTTCTAATACAGACATATTTTGTTTTCTCCTTTTTATTTTTCGATCCCGGCTAGTTGTCTCCATCTAGTCGTTGTTGGATCGTTAACATTTTGTCTTTTTTGCCTTCTAGGCAGCATGGTTGAGGATCCTCTTGTCACAGCTTCGCTCAGTGATTGTGGAGTTTTCTTAGTAGAAGCTCCCACTGTGCTTTGAAGTGTTTCAAAAATAACCTTCGCCTCGCTAATCGAACTGGCATTTGAAAGAGTTTCGACAATTTGTTCTTTTTGTCGCTCATTCAAGGAGGTGCTTTCCAATACTCGGTTCGTATATAGTAGTTTTGCATTTGAAAGATTCACTTCGTCAAATTTATCCTTTAATTGCAAAACAGTATCTTTATATCTCTTGTTTTCAGTTTTTAAATCTTTAATATTTTCCTCAAGTTCTTTTACAGCTTTCTTGAGTTCGTCGTTTTCTTCAGCTAACTCGTCATCTTGCTGAGCGGCCAATTCTAAGTCGGCTGCGTGCTCTTGTTCGCCAGATGGTGTAAACTGAGCGGCTGCATTTGGTGCATTTGGCACAACATTAATGTCTACAGACAGTTTTTCCGCTATTTCTTTAACCTTATCGTCATCTAGTTCAACATTTTCGTCTTCAGTGAGTTCAAAAATAACACTTTTCAGAAGCTCTTCTGAAATTTCAATATTTTCGTCGTCTTCTTCGACTAGTTCTTCCTCGACAACTTCTTCTTCCTTCTCGTTGCCCTCTCCTAGAGGTGTAGGGGGTGCAGCCTGTGGAATACCGCCGGCCAACTCTTCATGAGACTTGCCAACGTCCTGTTCTGCAGCAAATTGGCTTGCCAACTCATCAAAAACAATCTCCACTTCCTCCTCATCTTCTGGGCAGGGGCAAAGATTTTCTCCCTCGGTGTGTGCCGCTGGGGCTTCGGGAACTGCGGCAGGGGCCTCTTCGGCTCCAGGCTCTTCCATGGCCAAAGGATCTTCTTCTAGCCCTAATTCTTCCTCTTGTTCCAAAAGGGAATCTACGGCATTCTTAATTTCGTGCGTGTACTTTTCAATAATAGCGGCTTCTGCGTTTTTAACGGCGGCCTCTCTTAAGGCCGATGCGTCTATAATAGCCTGCTGTAACATTGATGACATCTATAATCTCCTAAAAATAAAAAAAAACACTATTACTCAAAAAAATGGTTTTCTGTCAAAAATAAATAGTAACTTAAATCTTTTAAAGCCGTTTTTGATATAAAAAAGAGGGCACCCATAGAAGGTGCCCTCAGAAGTGTATCTATCTTTGATTTACCAGATAAGCCATGCAGAGCCATTACACCATAATGACACAGCACCATAGGCTGAATCAATAGTGATGCTAGCTTGACCATCGATGGTTTCGGAACTTTCTCCATCAACTGTCAGAGCGTTGCTAGCGGCGTGGCCACTACCATCTTTAACGATAATAACACGACCTAGGTTATCAGCCGCAGTTGGCAAAGTGATGGTGTGTGATCCACCAGATGTGTTGACTGCCCAGATTGTGTAGTAGTTGTTATCAGCAATTGTTGTATCGCCAGAAACCGAAGCACCACGCAACTTTGCCTGAGAGATAATTGCACTCTCAACCATATCAACGGTACCACTCATAGCAAGACCGCCTGCTGGAATAGCAAAACGCATAAGGTTTGCGCCGGTTTCATCATACCAGATCTGACCATCATCGTTGTTACCAAACCCAAGCTTGATGTCGTCTTTGATAGAAAGACCAGCAGAAGCTGATGCCTGTCCCTTGATGTCAATTGTGTCTGCTCCAGCATTACCTAGATCGACATCACCATCAAATTCTGCGGCTCCAGCAACTTCAAAAGTTGATGAACACTTGACACCAGCAGAAGCAGTTACCTGTGCAGTTAACGTAACAACATCGGCAGCAGCATTACCAAACTTGATGTCTGGACCTGTGAATAGAACACCAGCAGAAGCAGTTACCTGTCCAGTTAGTGTAATAACATCTGAAGCAGCATTACCAAAAACGATGTCTGGGCCCGTGAACAACACACCAGCAGAAGCTGTCATCTGTCCGACCACTGAAACAACATCTGAAGCAGCATTACCAAAAGTAGCCGATCCTGAGCATCTCAAAACCCCTTCAGATACCACGAAGTCGTCTGCGTGAATATTGGCAGAACCAGAACCACCGCCAGAAGGCAGATTTGTAAGCTGGGAGCCGTCGCCCTTAAAGAACGATGCAGTAATAGCTGTGAAGCCAGTAATTTCTTTGTTGGCGTCCACTACGACTGCTTTAGAAGCAGCAACAGTACCAACAGCAACACCGGTGTCCACATAGTTAAGCTCGGTAGTTGTTCCACTGTAGCCGTCAAGCTTGTTTAGTTCAGCAGCGGTCGCTGAAACGAGCACGCCGCCAAGCTTAAGACCATTGCTAGTATCGTGAGACGCAATATCAACGTCAAATGATCCATCTGCAAAACTAACATTCCCCGAAAGCCATAATCCGGCTGTTGGTATAACCCAACGAACCGCATTAGCCCCATTTTCATCATACTCAATCGTAGAGTCCTCGTTTGCTCCGAGAACAATCTTTTGATCGTCTGCGATCATTATGCCAGCGGAAGCTGTTATTTGCCCAACACTGTCAAATGATCCTATATTTACTTTATAAGCCATTTATTTGTTTCCCTCCATTATTTAAATAAAAAACCCGAATGAACGAGCGGCACTCGCGAAAGCACCCCCACTCTCTTCACTTATATTTAGTCGCATCTCTATGAAATATCCGATCTACTTTTCAGCTTTTTTTACACAATTTAAAAAGATTCCAAGAGTCGCCACTATATAGCGATTAATTGAATAAAATATTTTTTAGAGAATATACCACTTATTAGAACCGTCACAGTACAGTGTCAAGGCCGCATATGCGGATTCTAAATCAACATACTGAGAGCCGTCAATCAAGTCTCCGTCATTAGAGCCTGTAATTCGAATTCTATTGGATGCTGACGATCCGCCCTCATCTTTAATTACAAGAGTTCGTCCTGCAGCAGTACTACCAGCAGAAGGGATTGTAATATCCACAGTGCCGCCGGCGGAATTAACTCCAATCAAATAATCAGTGGCGCCGGCGCTATAATTTGATGTTTTTGCGACTCTTTTGATGATCTGGTGACCATTTAAGAACGTTCCTGCAGAAGCGGTAACTTGACCGGTTAGTGTAACAACGTCTGAGGCAGCGTCACCCAATGTGGCTGAACCTGAACACCTCAAGGCCCCTTGGGTCACCATAAATGTGGTAGAATGAACTTCGGCGGACCCAGAGGCTGAGCCTCCTCCGCCGGCCGTGAGATCTGTCTCCGCTACATCATCAGAGATCCAATACAGTTTTCCGTTTGCCTTAACATATAGAATACCACCATCGCCGGCGGAGGGAGCAGATGGAGCAGTCACTTCGCTGGAAAGATGTATGTTCCCCCCTACTTCAAGCTGTTGATCTGGATCTGAAACACCGATACCGAGTTTGCCCTCACCAGTTAGTTTGAGGAATGATGTTGTTCCAGTGGCATTTTCTACTATCAATGCAGCATCGGAAGAGTTCGTACCTCCGCGCACATAAGGGCCATAGGATTGTCCTGTGGTTGTGCTAGCTCTAAAGCTGACTACGTATTGGTTTGCAGCGCCATTAACTTGCAGACCCTCAACCCCAGAATTCGAATCAATTTGTAAGG